CGGAGCCTTTGGATGTCATCGGTTTTCCTTCCGGCTAGCGGATGCCCCGGAGCGTGTAAACGTCCACTCCGGGGCAGCAGGGATGGGAGGGGGCTAGTTGTTAATGGTGACAGTCTGGTAAGGCAGCGTCAGGCCGTAGCCTTCGCGGCTATCCCACTGAACGTATTCCACCTTGGTCTGGCGAACCTGATCGGAGTTGTCGAAGTTAGCGAACGACTCGCGAACGGGCATCCGAACCTGCTGGAACAACGCCTTCTGCGGAACTGGAGCGAAGAGATACCAGTCATTGTTGCCGGCGGGAAGCCTCTGGGTTGCCCACAGATTGATCTTCAAGCCAGACTCGGTGATGATGTTGGTGACGGCTGCGCCGGTGTCCTGAGTCCTGGACTGAATGAACACCTCGCGGAACTGCTGATCCATATGCAATGGATAGATGCATGTCCAGCCACCGGGTCCATCAAGCACAGCGTCAGGCCACAAGGGCTGCCCCTGCGTGTCCTGGAAGGCTCTGATCTGCTCCACGCCCGTGAAAAAATCGGTGCGAATGTTGGCCGTGGTCGCCCCAGTACCAGCGGCGATATTTCCCGCAACCAAGCCGAACCTGTTGGCGGCATAGATCGCTAGACCGTCAGGCGCAGTGGGGATTGACGGGAGGAGGTCATTGTTGACCACGCCTCTCAAAATCTGGAAGAACACACGTTCCGGCAGAGCCGCGAAAGATCGCCCTGCATCTCGCGCACGGTCCAGCAACGACTTGGTGAGATCGTCTTGCCGGTCCTGCTCCATCCAGTTGACCTGGATTCCCCAATCGAGATTCGTCACGCTGAACTGACGCGATCCGAACTCATCGGCCGAGATGGTATCGCCACGCTTCCACTGGCGCACGGGCGGAGCCGACTCGAAATAACCGTAAATCTCAGTCAATTTGTCTGACGCCAGACCAAGCTCCATGACGTTGCCAAGGCGCGAGCGAATGACCTCATACTGCATCTTGTAGGTGTCTGCGAACGTGGCCCGCAGACCGGCCGTAAGAGTATTGGCAGCAATTACTTGATTCGGCACGGTCTATTCCTTTCCGGCCTAGAGGCCCAGATACTCAGCCGGGTTAAACAGGCGAACATCACAGATGGTTCCCTGGTAATAGCGCGTGATCTGGCCGATGGCGTTGACGTTAGCCCCGGCCACCAAGGTGAGTGTATCTTCGTCGGTGGCGTGTACGAGCGCACCATTGTCGGCTTGAGAGGCTGTGGTCGCGACCGTGACCTTCTTCAGATGAATGCCAGAGACATTGACATTCGCCTCCGGGGGATCAGCGGCGGCGGTGTCGCCAGTCACGTCACGGGAGTTGAGGCCCGCGAAGGTATTGCCAACCACGTCGCCCCAATTCGTTGCGAACCCAGCAGCGTTGATGGCAACCAGAGCGCCCGCAAAAATCTGGACAGTGTTGGCGGCTGGAGTTGACTCCAGATCGCGTACGCTTGTCTCATAAAAAACGTCAGCAGTGAGGGCCATAGTTACCTCCGGGCGATGTCGCCATTGGCCGCGTTGATCTGGGTTTGAATGAAGTTCTCGCGGGTACCAGTGATCATCCCGCGCTCGATCAGCTCATCGTACTGAGTGGATGCCTCGCGGGCTGCGTCCAGAGCATCGGGTCCAGCCTCGGCAAACCGCAACACCTCGGCGTGGTCTGCTCCACCGGCCCCAAGCGAGGCATCGTAGTCCTCAAGGGTTCTGAACGGGCGCTTTGGCACGCTGGTCTTGAAGCTCTCGACAAACTGCTGTGCCGTCTTTTCGGGAGCAGCGGAGAGTTTTACAAGCTCTGTCAGATGCTGGCGGGTGCCGCTGTCTGGATCCCAGGCCGAGATGTCCATCATGGCCTTCGTGACGATGCGGGCGTTTAGCTCACTGGAGTGGCGCTTTCGCTCCTGTGATTCAAGAGCAGCAATTTTCCCAGAGAGAGCCGCCAGGGCAGACTGCTCAACGGGAGCCTCCACGATCTCAGCCTCGGCAACCTCTTCGACGGCTGCACCGCCAACGGCATCAAGAATCTGGCGGAGAAGATCGAGGATTTCATCATCGCGATCTTGGAGATCGTGCTTCTCTTCCTTCTCGCCCTCTTCCTTGCCCTCTTCATACTCGTAGCTGTCCACGTCTGCGCGTTCTTTTCTGGATTCGTCAGCCATTTTGATGTCTCCCTGAAAGCTGAAGAGGATTGCTCGGCATCCGTTTTTGTCGGGCCGGCTACATACGCTAACCGGACCTACCTGGAACCTCTCGGGTTCCTCTGATTCGTTAAGTGTCAGCACGTCAAAGCGGAAAAATGGCACTTCGGTAGTCAAAAGAGCCAAGCTGTTAATCTCGGGCTTGTCCCAGGTGAAAATCTCAACGCTCCGATAGGGAAGCCGCCGCTCCTTGATCTCCTTGAGAACCTCGGGAGTAACCTCCAGGTCCGCAAAGATCGCATAGACGGGGCGACCCTCGTACCGGAACTGACGAACAGCGGTAGGGCGCACGAATCCGGCGGCGCGAGTTTCGCTCTTGCCGTGATGTTCGATGTGGAGAGGCGCTTTGTAGTTGTCCTCTCGGAACCGCTTCTTGGCCTTCAGAACAGCCTTGACCATCCAGGATTTGCCGACTTTTCGACGGTTACCCTTCTCGCCACGCGGCACCTCGGCCATGATCGGAACGTCGTGGATGACGTACATCCCATCATCGCCCTCGCTGAAGTTGTATCCCCCAGCAGAGCCCTTGCATTTCTTGATCGCAACAGCCACAGCTTGATCCTGCGCCATCCCCTCTTTTTTGTGGATGGCGATCTTGCGGCTTGTGCAGTCGTCTTTTTTGGATAGCTGTTTAACCATCGACCCTTAAATAGCAGACGGGCGATGATTGGGGAAGGGGGGCAAGCTATTATTGGCAGTGAATAATCAACTCTTACTTAATTCCATGGCGATTTTCTTCTCAACGGCCTTCGCCATCTTCTCTTTAAGCTCCTGGCAAAGAACAGAGCGGACAACCGCCGCCTTGCTCTGTCCCGATTCCCTTGCCTGCTCCCCCAACGCTTCAAACATGATGGGGGATAGATCAACGGAGAGTCTGGTTTTCCCTGTGGTCATGTCAGTTTCCCCGGTATGAAGTCTTTATCTGGCCCCGCACGCTCAAAGTCTCTCGGTTCCTGTCGCCCCATCACACCGCTTGGGGTGAGCAATCCCTTCCTGTCAGCCTCCCACTTGTCCACCATTCTGAGAGCGCATCGACAATTATAGCCGAGAGGCGGAATCAGTCCGCGCATCTTCCAGATGGGATCATGCGTGCTGGCGATGAATCTGTCTGCTGCTGCGTGGTTGGGACGCACCAGACCATCCCCAACCGTCTCGTAAGCCATGCCCACGATGACATCGGCAATGTCTGGATCCCGCGCCATGTCTACGGTTCCGGCCGCGTAGGAGTTTGTAAGGTTGGTGCGATAGACCACATCGGCGTAGGCTTTGGTCCAGCCCTCCATGCCATCCTTGACTGCCTGTGTAAACAGCTTTCGGCTGCCCTGAATCGTGGTGGATCCTGACTGCATGAGCTTCGCGATGTGCTTCTGAATCCGCCGGGTTGCCTCAATGGATGAGTGCTTCGCGAGTGCAAAAGCCCTTCCACCTTGGTAGAGCCTCTGCACTTCCTTGTAGCCTCTGGCTGTCTCGGGGTAGCGGCTCTGAAGGCTTTCAATAGCCTCCATGAATGAGAGCCTGCTGATGGGCGTGTCCTTCAAAACCTCTTCAGCATCGAAGGTCATCACTCCCTTGATGCCGGCGTTCGGATCGTTGCGCTTGACCATCTGTCGGTACTGGAGGATGGTTCTGCGTCTCCCCAATAGATCGGAAAGAGTCATGGTGTGACCGATCAACTCTGCCAGATGCTCAACAGCTACCCGCTCACGGCTCACATCGTTAGCGAGGTGTGCATCCACCACATCGCGCATCGCTTCGGTAAACAGGGACGCCGAACGATGGAGAAGGGCTAGTTGATCGTCTACCGGAGATTTGACGGTCATATTCTCTTGGCCCGCTGGAACAAGTCTCGCAGTAAATCTTGGCCCTTTTTCCCCTTCCAGAAGGCTGCTGCCTCTTGCGGGGATCCTCTCTGGGCCTCCGCAATCCTCTCCTCCATCGGACCCAGATCACGAGGCCCCTTTCCAGGCGGATAGATGCGTCTAGGAGTGTTCTTGGCTTTCGCGCGTTGTTCCGCATCTCGCGCATTAGGCCGGAATCTGCGCGGAGTCTCTGGCCGCGATGGCTGTGGGGTCGTCTTGGTCGGAGGAGTGGAAGCCGCTGGAGCAGCAGGTCGCGGGGTGGCTGCTGGAGCTGTTGCTGGAGCGGGCGCTGGCGCTGGCGCTGGCGCTGGCCTGGGTTGAGGCGAGGCCGCTGTTGAGCGAGGCGGAAGCGGGAACCCTGGTGGCATCGGT